AGTGGGCCGAACGGCTCCGCATCATGTTGTTTGACGCCGACGTCCGAACGGACTTCGCCGCGCAAAACATATCGCTCATACCCACCGTCAACGAGCCCGAATTTGCCCCCGAGATACTGGGGCAAGAATGGCTCCATCGGTACGACCTATTTGCCAATTTTTACCAATCAGCAAGCCTCGTAAAAACACAGCCCGCGGTGTACGCGGCAAGAGTCATCATAGAAACAAGTGAAGGAGTTGAAGCGATATGCTAGGTCTTGGAAGTTTCCTGACCATTACCACAAACACCCCGTCCGCGTCAGTTCAGGCGGCGGACTTCTCCCTCGGGCTCATCATCTCAAAGAATACCGTTATTACAACCTTGGAGCGCGTGCGGATATTCAACTCAGCGGCAGAGCTGATCGCGGCGGGCTTCGCCTCGGACAGCGCAGAGGTGAATGCGGCAAATTTCTACTTCGGCCAGAATCCGAGCCCCGCACAGCTCGCGGTCGGCGTTCAGGCGGCGACAGGTGAAACCTGTCTGCAAGCGCTCACCCTGTGCCGTCAGACTAACATTCAATGGTTCGCAGGCGTGTTCCTCGGCGCAGTCAAGGCCGACGTCGTCGCTATGGCGGCCTACGCGGAGACGGCCTCCCCGTCAATGGCTCTGTTCTATACGACAGCCGACGCGGACATCCTCACAGGCACCGCAGGCAACGTCGGATTGACGCTCAAAACCGCAAAGTACAAAATGACTTTCGGTATGTACTCCACAACCGTCGACGCCGCCGTCGCTGTCATGGGCTACGTGTGCGGCATCTCCAAGTCCGCCTCATTCGACCTCAAGTTCAAGTCCCTCGTCGGTGTGGCATCCGAAGCTCTAACGGCCACGCAGGTCGTAAACATCACCGCGGCAAACCTGAATTTCTATACCACGTATCTCGGCTCGTACACGTTCCTCGCGAACGGTGTCACCGCAAGCGGCGCGCACGTCGATGAGATCATCGGTATCAACGTCCTTCAAGCGGCTATTCAGAGCGGCATCATGTCCGTGCTGACATCCAACACCAAGGTCCCGTTGACCGACACAGGTATGTCGATCATCACCACGGAGATCGCCAAGGCCTGCGAGCAGTCACGCGTCATGGGCTTCATCGCGGCGGGCACATGGGCGGGCGGTACGGTCCTCGGGCTGAAGAACGGCGACGCACTGCCGAACGGCTACTCCATTCAGGCAGAGTCCGCGTCAACCCTGTCGCTGACCGACAGAGCCAACCGCTCGGCTCCCGACGTCTACGTATGCATCACGCTCGCCGGGTCGGGCGAATCGTTCGCGATCAACGTGAACGTACAGGAATAGGAGGGCCTAAATTATGTCTGAAGCATCTGTATATTCTTTCGCTGACGTAACCGTCAGCATCACGCACCCTCTCAAAGGCGCGAAGATCGCCGACGGCCTCGGCATCGGCAAGGTCTCCACGGATTTCACCGATGACCTGACAAACAGCGACCTCGGTGCCGACGGCTCTGTAATGGTCACAAAGATCAATTCACAGCGCGGCACTGTTGACCTCGACATTCAGCAGACCTCTTCGCTGAACAAGTGGCTGATCGACCTTGCCAATGCGGTCGTCGCCGCGCCTGCGGCCTCGTGGGCGAGCACGACCATTACCATTCAAGAGAAGTTCCCGAACGGCATCACGACAACGGCTAGTAAGGTCGCTCTCGTGAAGAGACCCTCCCGTGAGAACGGCCAAACTGGCGCGCACGTCACATGGCGCTTCTTCAGCGCTAACATGACGCAGGTGTAAGCTTATGGACTCCTGTGAATTTAAGGGTCGTACGTTCGTGTTCAAAGAGCCGACGCCCGCGAACGGGTGTGCGATACTCAACATGATCACGGCGTACCGGGTACCCTTCATACCTGAGAACTTTTTCGGCCTGTCGCTCTCGAAGGAGGTTATGCCTCCTGAGGCGCTTGACAAATACCTCAAGCTGTGCCTTCAGAACGTCTATGAGGACCTTGGCAAGGTCAAGGCCCCCGTCATTGACGCAGAGGGCCAGTGTGGCATCATTGACCCTACGGGGCCAATGTTCACCATGATCGTGTCCCAGTACGCAATTTTTTTCGGCGAATACTGGCGTCGCGAAAGCGACTAGCCTTCGTTCCAAGGCAAGCCAGTTACATGGCGGTGTCACCTGCGAACACGGACGCGGAGCTCTTCGCGCCTGTGTTGGCGGGCCACTGGAAACAGCACGAGCTATGGGACGGAACGTATACCTATAGCAACTTCCTTGACATCCTCGAAGTGATGCTCGTACAGAACGAGAATAAGTTCCGCGACTATGAGCACGCAAAGAGACGGGAGGCGACCTGATGGCAGAACATTACATTGAAGAATACCTCGTAGGCCTCGGCTTCAAGCTCGACAGCAAGGAGTTTAAGCTATACGAGAAACACCTCGACGAGCTCGAGAAGCGGCAGAAGAAGCAGACCGCGACGAGCAAAGAGGGTAATGAGCAGGATAAAAAAGATAAAGTAGCCCGCAAGACTAAGCTCGACGACGGCAAAAAAGAGCTTGACCTCCTGAAGGGCATGGAGACAACGGGCCGAAGCCTCGGCAAGGTCCTAGCCGACATCGCCAAGGGCAACCCGTTCGGCGCTCTGCTCTCTGGCGGTCAGGCCGCGGGTGGCTTCATTAACTTTCTAAAGTCTCTCGGCGGCGCTACGGACCTGAAAGTCGGGTCTTCATCTTTTAAAAATCCATTCCAAGACCCTAAGACTGCAGAGGCGAATAAGCCCCCCGAGTCTCCAAAGCCTAGCCCGCACACGGGCGGGTCTATGCCACCCGTCGCAAAGGTGGGCAAAGGCGCTCCTACAGGGGCCGCGGCAGGCGAAGACGCGGCTCTCGTCGATGGCGCGGCGGGTGGGGCCGGTGCAGGCGGCGCAGGAGCTCTCGCAGGAGCAGGCGCGGCCATAGGCGTGGCCGCCATAGTTGTAGCAGTCATCGCGCTCATGGCGGCTCTCGCCGTGAAGACTGAGCAGGTCGGGCAGGCCTTGGCTGACGTGAATACGAACATCGAAACCATGTCCCGAAAGCTGTGGATTTCAGACTCGGCCGCATGGAAATTACAAATGACACTTACGGCGATGGGCAAGTCGGTGAGTGATCTCGGCGACATCGCGCTCAATCCCGTGCTTCATAAGCAGTTCGAGGAGCTACAGGCGTATCAAGAGAAAATGTTGACGCTCCCGGCAAATTTCAAGCAACAAAACGAGGACTGGTCAAACTCCGTAGGCACTGCGAACATGAAGCTGAAGGAAACTTTAGGCTACACGGCCCTCCTCGCGGGCTCTAAAATACAGGAGAAGCTCGCCAAACCCTTTGCTGACCTGTTCAACACTCTTACGAACATTGTTCTTGTCATGGACCACCTTCTCGGGCTCACGCCTCCCGCGGGCAGTACGACGGGCCTAGGCAAGGGTCTCAATGGAACGACCGCCGTGACGGGCCAAAACGGGGCGGCGCTCTTCGCGCCTCAGAGCTCGAGTTACTCAAGTTCATCGGCGTCCACAGTATTCAACAATAATCCTCACATCGAGGTGCACACGGCGGCCACAGACGCGCAGGGCACCGCGGCGGCGGTGGGCGCGGCTCTCGGGTCCTCGCTCAATCATGCGGCTCTAATGCAGTCCGTGCAGGGCCAGAATAGGTAGGTGATAACATGGCAGGCGTACGCGAAGTCAAAAGCGCGACCTATTTTCGATCAAGCATCGGCGGCTATTTCTTTGACGTGGTCTTCCGTGAAAACTACGTCTTCACGAACGAGATCACACAACACCCCGTGCAGAGCGGCGCGGCCATCAACGACCACGTCTATCGTAAGCCTACGGAGATCACCTTCGACGTGGCCGTGTCGGACTGCTTAGGCAGTGTGGTCAAGGGCCAGTTTGATAAGCTCTCGAGCCGCTCAGCGACGGCTCTTGCCATATTCTTTCAGCTATGGTCCGCGGCACTGCCCCTGCAAATAAACGCCTCAGTCGGCGGCGCGACCGTCAGCTACAAGGACATGGTCATAAAGACCCTGAGCATCACCCGCGACAAGACGACAATGAACGCGCTACGCATGACTATCATGCTTCAGCAGGTCATCCGCGTGAACGCCACGACCGTAGCGCTGACAGAGACCTCAACGGTGACAGATACAACCCCTCCCGCGGCGAGCTCAGACCCGCACACGACGGGGGCCACCACAGGTGGCCGTGTTGCCGCGACAACAGTTCAATCCTCGACGCCCTATGCCCCGACGAGCGTCGCGACATACTTCGAGGGCCTTGTAGACTTCTGGACAACAGGAAAAGGCGCATGGTGGGCGGGCAAGTAAGGAGGCACCTATGATCTCAGTCATCTATCTGACAAACAATCCCAATCAGACATTCACAGTGACACTGCAAGGCGAGAGCCGAAGCATCTCGCTCGTGATCACGCTGTCATATAACGCCTTCGCGGGCTACTGGGTCATGGGCATCCTCGACGCGACGCACACGCCTCTCGTCATAGGAATACCGATGCTCTGCGGCTATGACCTCCTCAGACAGCTTCAGCACCTCAACATCGGCTCGGCGGCGCTCTTCAACGTGGGCGCTCCAACCGTCGAGTATCCAGACAGCACGAATCTCGACAAGTTCGTGCTGACGTGGAGGCTGATCTGATGCTTGAGACCGAAGGCGTAGTGCTCGACACTGCGAGCAGTTGGTCCCGGTACTGCCGGGTCCGAATCTACAGGCACACGGTGACGCCTGTTATAACCAACGCTGACAACTATTTACAGGAGTTCAGCAAAGAGGTCAGCGGCGACGTTGTCCTCGACGTTTCGCAACTGCGTATCGTCTTCGAGGTCAAGCGCTTCGCGATGATGTCGCCGAACAATGCGCTGATCACGATATACAACCTGACGGCAGGAACAGAGCGCGACATCGTCAAGCAAGGCTACCGCATCACCATAGAGGCGGGCTACGCCGACAATCACGGCCAGATATTCGATGGCAATATCTTGATGTGCAACCGTTGGAAACAGAGCGGCACCGACTACATCCTGCAAGTGCTCGCCCTCGACGGCTCACAGCTCATTGACTATGGCTTTTGCTCCTTCACCTACCAAAAAGGCATAACGGGCCGTGCCGTGGTCGACGAGGTCGCGCGGCTCGGTAAGACAACCGTCGGGTATGTGAGCCCCTCGCTCGACAAGCTCGCGCACACAAAGAGTGTGACGGTCCACGGCGCGAGTAAAAACATCCTGTCGGACTATGCCAAGACCATAAAAGGCACATGGTTCGTGGACAACGGCAAGCTCTACGTCATTGGCTACGGCGACGAGAGTAATATGCTCCCGATGGGTATGCAGGCGATAGAGCTGTCGGAGAAAACGGGGCTCCTCGGCAACCCCTCTCAGAATGAGCAGGGCATCAACGCCCGGGCGCTCATCAACCCTCAGTTTATGCCGTATGGCCTCGTGCACGTTCGCAACGACCGTATCACCCAACAACTTGTTAGCCTCGGGTCATACTCGGCCCCTGCGTCGTTCCCGTACCCGCTTGACACGGCGGGGGTATATCGGATTGTCTCGATCGTATTCAAGGGCGACACCCGCGGAAACGATTGGTATGCGGACCTCGTGACAATATCGCAGGTCGGCAAAATACCCGAGATGCTCACATACAACTAGGAGGTCTCCCATGCTTACAATACCTGAAATAGGCGGAGACCTCCCTGAGGTCTTTCAAAAGTTCAAAGAGAGCATATTCGCTGAGCTCCACGTCGCGACAATCGGCACAGTGCTGAACGTCGACACGGCCTCGGGCCTCCTGACAGTACAGCCCGTCATAAGTGAGCGTCGCGTGCAGAGTGACGGTACGATCGTGTGGCAGGCCTACGCGCCAATCGCCGACACGCCCTACATCAGCCCCCTCGGTATAGCGCCCAAGGTCGGACAGCCTGTGCTCTTGATCTTCTGCGATCACGACATATCCGCTTGGCTCTCCACGACAGGCGAGGGCTTCGCGGGCGTGCCTGCGCCGCAGTTACAGCAGGTCGTACAAAGCCACAATGTCAACAGCGCCATCGCGGTCCTCGGCATGATCAACGGCGTAGTTCCGACGGGCTTCGCGGGCTTTGGTAATAGCATCACAGGCTCAACGACGGACATGGGAACGGGCCTCAGCAAGGCGGGCGTTCAATTCATCGAACAGTGGGAGGGTCTCTCAACTGACTGGACGCAGGACGTGGCGGGCAACTGGCTCATCGGCTACGGACATCGGGACAATTCAAAAACTCTTCCCGGCGGCTTCACAGCCCCTCTGACAGCGGCGACGGCCGAGGCCCTACTGCTTCAGGACCTGCCCGGGTACACGAGCACAGTGATCGCCGCGCTCCCGGGTGTGACGCTCTCAACGACTCAGCTCGACGCGCTGACATCGTTCTTGTACAGTTGTGGGCACCTCGGTGTGACCCCGGGGCTGATCATCGCGAAGGCGCGGTCCTTCCTCGGCCTCACAGAGTCGCCTCGAAACTCGAACAATGTCATATTCAATACCGATTACTACGGCCATCCTGTCTCAGGCGCGGACGCATACCCGTGGTGCGTTACCTTCGTGTGGGACATCTTTCGCATGGTCGGCGCTTCGGCTCTCCTGTTCGGAGGCGCTAAGATCGCGAGCTCAACGACACTGATGAATTGGGGCAAAGACCGCGGCCTGTTTGTCGACAAGAACAGTCTTCAGGCGGGTGACGTCGTGTTCTACTCTTGGAGTGGTAGCACGACAGTCGCGACACACACGGAGATCGTCGAGTCGGTCAACGGCGACGGCACGATCACAGCTATCGGCGGTAACACGAGCTCGGCGGCCAAAGACGCCAACGGTGGCCAAGTCGTAGAGCATACCGACCGCTCTCTGTCGGAGGTCCTCGGCGGCTATAGACCAAAGTATGACCCCGCGGGAGGGCTAGAGTGGACCGCGCTGAAAAACGCTATCGCGAGCGGCACTACGGGTGAGGCCTTAAAAACCAAGTTCGACGCCTACAGCCAAGTCGGCGGGCAGGTCGTCCAAAAG